GCAGCAGACATAGATGAACACGATAATTCAGAAGATAAAGATGACTTACTAGGGAGAGTCGAAACTTTCCCTAGAAGTTGTGTCGTAGATATTAAATTTCTTTAGTTAATGAACTAAGTTTTTTTAGAGCTTTATTGATTATTTTTCTATGTTTGTTTGGAAATATTTTTGACCAAACAGTTTCGTTAGTAGTTGGAACTTTATGTTTAAGCCAATAAAAATAATCTTCGTGTTTTCTATCTAATTTACAAATTTCTCTTTTCATTTATTATTGTCAGTTTTACTATCCCAATCTACAGCTATTTTACTCATTATTTACTCCTTCATAATTATTATAATCTCCCAATAATTCTAATTCATCATTATATTCTAAAATAGCATTTAGATTAGTAAATTGAGTATGATTTTTTTCTTTAGTGCTGTTTATACATACAACTACATTTAATGATTTATTTTTAATTTTTTGCAGTTCTTTTATTACTTGCTCAACATTCATTTAACCCTCCCTAGTTAGATGGCTCATTATTGAGCCACCTTTAATTTATTAAAATCAAAAGTTTCTACAAAGTTTTTAAAAGACTTACGCTTAAAACAATTCATTACATTTAAATAACAATCTTCAAGGTTAGTAGAATAAATATCTATACCGGTATAATTAAAAGGACTATCGGTATTATCCATATTAACAAAAACCCAGTTATTTCTAATTATAATATCTTCTTTGGTAATTTTCTTTTTATATCCTGATTTTTTATATAAAATTCCATCACCAAAATATTTATAATTTAAAGTTTCAATCATATTTGTTATATCTTTCATTTTTTTCTCCCTATTTAGTAAAAAAAGGATTATCTTTTTTATAAGTACCGAAACAAGCATCTGATCTATCTCGAACCGCGTAAAGCAAAATATCTTTATCGTACTTACTAGATAATTCTTTTGCTGTTTTAATAATAGAATCAAAAGTTTTACCTTCAATTCTAATTCTACCGTCTTTAGTACGAACCCAAGCCGTATAGTAATCAGGTTTTTCTAGTACCCAATCTTCTCGAGGGTTCGTATCAATCTTAACGAACATAACATCCTCCAATTTTAAAAAATCTGGGCAAAAAGAAGTAACCGGTAGCTTCGGAAAAAAGTAACCGTTTTTTGACAACGTATTATTTCGGCTACTTTCTTCCTTTAGCTTATTTTGGCTATTTATTTCTTCTATTTGCTTCATTATTCTTGAAGCATAGTTTATTACCAATAGTATGACAAGAAAAATCGTACATCAATTCACCCCGCATTTCCGCCAATTTTTAAAATAATTTATTTATTGACAGAAAAATAACCGTTTTTATTTTTGTTTTAAACGTTCATAATAGTAGTTTAGTATATTTTTATCTATTTCACTACCTAAAAAATCTATCCCTAATTCCTTACAAGCTAAACCGGTAGTACCAGCTCCAAAGAAACAATCGTAAACAATATTATCTTTGTTGGTATACTTATTTATAATTTGCTTACAAACTTCCAACGACATAGTATCGTTATAGTCTTTATATCTATACGGTTTATCATCAAACAAAACGTCTGGAATATTTTTATTATCAATTAGTTTAAAAGGTTTTTTTGCAAAAGTTAATATATTCATAAAGTTCAACCTAAATAAATTAATCTTTAAAGACTTAACCCAGATTTTATTTTCCTTTAAATACCAGCCGTTTTCTTTCATTGAAGCGATAACATCTATATGCTTCGTGTTTATACCGCCGTTTACTTTTCTATCCGTTATGCAAATCGTTACTAAATTGTTAGTTGGCTTTAATAACGGTGTCCAACTATCAAGAAAATCTTTATAATTATTTTCTTTGGGATTTAGTTTTATTTCTTCAAAATCCGGAGGGGAAGTAAAAACATAATCGTAACTAATTTTCTTAAAGGTTTCTCTGCAATCTTCATTATAAATCATATTTAATTAATAGATAAACTAGGAAGATTATTAATAGCGCTTGTTATTTCTTCCGGTAAAACATTAGCGTAATGGTCTATTGAAGCGTCGCTTTTATGTCCCGATAATCTTTTCAAACCTATCTTATCAAAGTTATTATATTTTCTATTCCAAGTAATAAACGTTGCTCGACATTGATGGCACGTTTTATCGTGGGTTATACCGGCTTTGCTTAACGTCCAATGCCAATTATTATATAAACCTTGATGGGTATTCTTAAACGTATCTTCTGTTTCCCAAATAAATAATCTACCTTCTTTATTATTTATTTCTTCTAACATTTGTTTTAATATTGGGTGTATTGTTATAACCCTATAATCTAAATCTTTTTCTTCAAATATAGAAATAGAATTATTTTCTAAATCAATCATATCCCATCTTTGTTTTAAAGCTTCGTTTAATCTTGCCCCCGTATATAAACAAAATATAAATAAACGTTTAGTATCAACTAACGTCGCGTTGTCTATAAACCGTTGGCATTCTTCTTCGCTAAAAGTTATAGGCGGGGAATCAAACAAAGAATATTTAGATATTCTAACCCACGCTATATTATCTTTATAGTGCGCTAAATGAACTAAAGACGCCAATACAGATACAACTTGATTCTTTGAATTTAATTTTGAGGATCTAAACTTTCGTAAATTAAAAGTTTCGTTTAGCGAAGCAAACTTCATATTATCAGATTTTTTTTGCAACGCTTTTAAAAAATTTCTTTTCCACGTTTGACTTTTCCCATAATAATAATTTCCGGTATAATCATTAGGGTGTATTAAAACTTGATTTAATTCCCTATACCCAATTAATTCTAAAGGTTTTTGTACTAATTCTTTCTTTTCTTTAATCCAAACTTTATATTTTTCTTTAGGGTAAATTTTATCAGCAATATTTTTTATAAATTCGTTTGTAACTTTTGTAATTGGAAATTCCCCCGCGCTGATTCCTTCTTGGACTTTTAAATCCATAATTCTATCTAATAATAAGCAATATTTAGAAGTAAAAGGTTTATCGGTACTTTGTTTATATTCGTACATTTCTTTGACGGTTAAAACCTTTTTAACTTCTTGTATTCCCGCTTTTACTTTGGCTTCAAAAGGATCGGTTAAATTATTTTTAACCCATATTTCAGCATCTTCTTTAATAAGATGTTTGGTACTTAAATAATTTTCTATAACGTATTTGTACGTTTTGTTATGCCAAGTAAACCTATGGATTCCTCGAACTAACCAGTACCTGTTCTTTGCTCTTTCGCGTCTTTTGTAGTGTAGCATAATTGTAAAATCCTCTCCTTATCGGCTTCGGTAAACCGTTGCCTTTTATTAACGTATAATTGAAAGCATTTTTCCTTCGGATATTGCGCCTGAAGGTTAGAAAGAAAAGAATAGCCAGTTCTTGTCGAAATTCCTAAAAATTTACATAAGTCTTTTTTATTATAAAGTACAGCCATTATTTATTTTCCTTTTTTATTTCTTCTATTTCGTCGTCGTGTAAATGTAATCCTAGTTTAAATGCCTCATCAGCATCTATATTTTCTCTTAATTTTTTCAGCTCTTCCTTTTCTTCTGGAGTGGTAATTCTTTCGGTAAAAAGAGCAGGATTTGGTGGAGCTTCTGCTTTAGGATTTAATTCTTCTTTTTTTTCCTTATCTTTATTCTTATGACCATTAGTTATCAACGCATAAAAATCTTTACTAATTAATTGAATGTGCTGTTTATCATCATAAACAACTGCCCAAGTTCTTGCTATTTTTTTAGTAGGTATACTAATATTATAAGTTTCGTTAACTTCTTCTAATTCTGGAAAAGGAATTGTTAAATCCCATTTCTTAAAAGAAAAAGCAGTTTTAGGAGGCATTGTACCTTTACTTAAATACTCTAACATTTTAGTTCGACCTAGTGTTCTTGGCTCTGACTCATCTTCAAAATATAATTTCCAAAGTTTTTCCTCTCGGATGTTACTCTTGGGATTTAAACCACCTTCTTCAATTTGTTCTATTATTTTTATTTCCTTACTCATTTTATTCCTTGAAGTAAATAATCGCCTAATAATTCTTTATTAATTAATATCGCTTTCTTTTTTTGTTTATCGCCGTTACCTATAAAAGAAACACAAGTAAGTTTGTTAAGCAAAATACATTGAAAAATTTTTCTAGGTGTCGTCCATAAAAATTGTTTACCGTCATAAAAAACCCAATAAGAAGCTGTTGTTGTTAATAACCCTGACGGCTTTCCATACATTTCTACTTCAATAACAATATTACCTGTTTCTAAACTTTTTTCGTCCGATTTAACTTCTACGCTTTTTGATATTTCTGGAATCCAAATATCGTAACTAGGAAAATACCCTTCTATTTTTGTTGTAGCCGGATATTTAAGGCGCAAATAATTTAGAAGTTTATCTTCTATTTGAACCCCTTTATCTAAATCTCTTTTGAACGTTAAAGTCAAATTCCACCCATTTTTATTTCTGCCCTAGAATTACTATTTTGTTCAACCATACTGTCTAGTTTCTTTTCTTTTCCAACGTAAGCACTAGAATGTGTAGCTAATTCATCTTTTGCCGTTACTATTTCTTTTTTCTTTACCTTAACGCTTTCGTCGGTATTAGCTTTCGCTTCCGCTACCTTGTCCGATATTTTTTCGTTTGTTCCTACCGGATATTTATATTCTAAAAATTTTACGTCTAATAAATCTTTTAGTTCTTGTTCTAAATTCTTTATTTTATTACGCGCTATTTCTTTGTTTAAATGTAATGATTGAAATAAGTTTCCCAATAAGTGTGGATCGTATTTATAAAAACCGCCTTCTAATCTAACTATATTTTTTTCGTTAATATCTTTATAATCCATTATCTAATCTATCCGCTATTAAATGTAATGTTTTCGCCCTAATTGTATTATTAAAATCTTTATCTTTATGCGCTTTGATATGGCAAGTGCGACATAAACACGTTAGATTTTCTATGTAATCAAAACATTTATTTTTGCTTCCTCCCATACCTTTGTTGTTTATATGATGAATATCTACACCTTCCCAACTTGAACAATTAAAACATTGATAAGATTGCGCTATTGTTAAATTGTCATTCCAAAAATTCATAAAAACGTCTTTATAATTTTTCATTTTTTATCACCGAATAATTTATCGCCAATAACAAAAAGTTGAAAAGCTATAAAAATTAAAACTAATAAATTAAGTACAAGTAAAATATTCGTAATCATATTAATCAAAAGAAAGTTTGGGTTTATGTATTTTTACGTTTTTTGATAATTGCTTTTGTTTTTTATAAACCGTTTTAATTTGTTTTTTTCTATCTTCTACTACTTGCTTAATAGATTCTTCTTTACAATTATCTCTATAATCTGGAAAACGCATATTATTTTCTTGGCAAATTCCAATGTATCGTTGTGTTAAAATTTCCATAATAATTCTTTCTGCTTTTTTTTCTGCTTCCATTCATATTAAAAAGGAATATCCGCATCTTCTTCATTTGAAACTTCTTGATTTACTGGGGAAACTTGTTTTACAAATTTAACGCTAGAAAACTTATTTCCTTTACCGCTTACTTGATCCTTTTTCTTATAGACAAAACTTATTTGATCTCCGGCTTGTAAATTGCAAGGTTCGTTAGCGTATAACGTTTTATCTTCGCCGTCTATTTTTGTAATAATCATAAAGTTTGGTTTACCGTCTTTGCTGTAATCGTTAATTCTTACAACTTCGCCTTCGCCTCTATCGTCGCTAACTTCTACGTTCGACGCGGTAAATCTTTCTTTTGTTTGCTGATAACCGTTAGCCGTTGTATTTTGGCTATTAGCTTCTCGTTTTTTTAATTTAACGCTTCCGCCAAATTCAAATTGTATATAAATTCCATCTTCGTTTTTCCACCCAGCGCCTATTTTTCTATCGGTACTATTACCTTTAAAACGCTGTTCGTAGACTAAATCAAAATCAGGTTGTCTTTTTTCCATAACCTTCTCCTTTTGCTTGTTTACAAAAATTAACCACCGAACAATATTGTGCGCATCTATTACTATTCCCTTTTCGAAATTCTACGAACGACTTGGGAACAGTAGCTTTAAATAATTCTGCTTCTTCTAAATTGGTAAATAGTTTTTTTGCTTTTTTTAGATTAGGTACTTTAACGGCGTATTCATCTTGTTTTTTCCACCGTTCTTTATCGGTACAATCAATTTGCCTATCTAACGTATGAAAAAGCATATCTGCTTCTTGATGAGTTTCTACTCTATCTAAAACATATTTATCTTGTTCTTCGTCCGTCCATAAAGGAATATCAATTACCTTTATTGGAAGATAAGGGTAGTTTCCTTTTTCTTTGTAGGATTGAAAACCTTTTGATTTTTGATGGTCACGAAGTATAGCAATAATTTGAAGTTTTTTAGCGCGATAACCATTTTTTCTACCTAACCAAGCGTATGAATTTAATTGATATTCCCAATCTTCTTTATAACCGTTAGGATTATCTTTAGTCGGAATAACAGACCAGACACTTGTAACTTTGTAATCTTGTATTTTTATATTTTTCATACTTCTTTCTAATTCCGCTAATGTCAATTCAGGCATTTTTTAAATACCAATATGTTTTGATGAATCTTTACTAACTTTTGATTTCTCATTTGTCCGTTAGCTCTCATACTTGCCGAGCCAGTTGGCTGTAAATAAACGGCGTCGTTATAAAAAGGCATTCCGCAACTTTGAAAAGCTTTAATAGTATCGGCAACAAACCCGCGATAGTTTCCTTTTTTATCCCGAAAATCCCCTATAACGAAACAAGCGTAAGAATTTTGTTTTAACAACTTGCAACTTTTATCTATAATTTCGGTATAAAATTTTAAAAAATCTTGATATTCCATATTAGAAATATCTCCTTCTAAATCAGAATAAATTTCTAAATCACCGTAAGGAGGACAAGAAAATACAAAATCAAATTCTTCTTCAATAGAATTTAATACTTTATTCGCGTCGCCAACAATCCATTTTGGTTGTTGGTTTTCTTCTAATATTTCTATTCCTTGTTCGACGTTACTATCTATTTGTTCTTTACGAATATCTATACCGGTATATTTAAAACCTAAATATTCCGCTACTATTCCTCTTACGGAACCACCAGCAAATGGATCTAATATTTTACCGCCTTTTTTACAAAACCAAGTGTATAAAACTTCACAAAGAGCCGGATCAAAAATACTTATCGTCCCTATATCCATAATCTTTTGTGTACTTTCGGCTTGATGTTCTAAACCGTGTTTTGAAGCAAAAGAATTATTTCCTTTTGTTGTGCTTTCCCGTCCTATTTCACTTTGAATACCTAATTCTTTCCAAGTTCTTTTTCGGCGTTGCCAATTACCTTGTTTGGAATCTAATATTGTAAAAGGGGGTTCTATAAATTTTTCGCGCAAGATTTTTTTCTTTTCAATAACGTTGCCGAATAAATCTTTATCTTCATTTTCATTTGTCATCTAGGACTACAATTCGGTCTAACGCGCCGGATATTATCCAGCCATTGCATTCGGCGTATAACCTTTTTTCAGTAGTCGCTTTGTTATCTGTTTTTTCAATTAAATCGTGTGTTGAAGTTCCTAAAACCGACCAAATTCTATCGGCTACATCTTCCGTTAATTTGTCGTCATATTCTTCACTTAAAATTTTTATTTTAGGACTATCAATTAATTGTGTTACCGAGCAATCAGCTTTGCCTCTCGAATAATTGGAGGAAATATTTGTTATGGCAGAAACTATACTGCTCGGTAAATTATGTTTATTCGTTAATTTCATTTACAAGGAGTTTAGGAGGTTAATTAAACAAATAAACAAACTGTAAAATTTTTTATTCATTTTCTAAAGTTACTAAATTATATATTTTTCTTGTTAAAGAAGAAGTCTTTGGTCTTTCGTGTTTAGGTCTAGGTGTAATTCTTCCAAGAATCCGTATAAAATAATCGTTAAAAGTTTTTTCACATTGTTTTTTTACGGCTTCTTCCCGATCCATTCGTTTCCAATCTTCTTTACTACAAATAATTCTTGGTTTAGATTTTGTGGGTAAGTTAATAATATTATCTTTTTTCAAAACGTTCTCTTTCATTTTGCCCCCTTTTTTTAAGGGGAAGCTATGTCTCACAACTTCCCCTAATGAAGATGTCGAATTATTTTTCAACTAATAGACTCCGATTAAGTAGAAGGGGCAGCTAATTCCACCCCTCCCGTTCGGCGACTATATGCAAAAAAGGGCTCTTTCTTGCATATTTAGGTATTTAAAAGAAGTTTCTTACGATGTCAATGATAATTGACAATGAAAGTATTTAATTATTAATTATTTCAAAATTTCTAAATCTTAAAGAATTTATAGGATATACTTTTTTTATATTTTTGGCGGTAACTGGTGTTAAATCAAAGTAGTTATAATAAGATAAGCCATTTTTACCAAAAGGATCAATTCTTACGACTTTTCCTACATTGTCGCTATGTATTATTAAACAAACGCCTGTATAATTAAGATCGTTTTTAGTATCAAAAAAAATAATATAGTTTTCAAAATTAGGTTTAGTTGAATCATAAACACAAATAGCTTTAGAATTTTTTTGTTTAACACTATCGTTAATTAATACGACACTTTGAGAAGGAGATTCAATATAATTAGGGCGTTCTAATATATTTGTAATTCTATCAATATTTCCGGCTATTTCATAAGTAGGGATTTCGCTATTAAATAACCTAGAAAAAGGGAGATTTTCTTCCTCAGTAATAAATATTTTATGGTATGTTTTTAAGGTTTCAATATCAACTTTTGCCCCGTTTAAATGGTCGTTTACGCTTGAATGATTGATATAATTTCCAAGAATTTTTGATTGCCTAGATATTTCCCTAGCGCTAAAACCTAAATCAATAGCCAATGAACCTAAAGGATTTTTACTTATAATCTTTTTAGCTTTAGCCATAATTTTTAAATTTTCTTTTATCATATTGTTTTTTTACAAATAAGCAATTTAAAGCATTTAAAAGAAAATATTTACTTTGTCAATTATAATTAACTTTGTTAAAGAATAGAACAAATTAGAACAAAAAAAAATGAAAATTATTTGCAACATTTGTGGAATTGAAAAAGAAATTGATAGTAATTTAACGCCAAAAGAAAAGGAAATTCTTAAATTTATCAAAAATTTTCAAAAAGAATATTCTATTTCCCCTAGTTTTCGGGAAATAATGAAGGGTGTTGGTTTAGGTTCTACGTCTAACGTAGACCGCTATCTTTATAATCTTTCTAAAAAAAGCTTTATTTACCTAGAAGAAGGAAAACATAGATCCATTAAAATTATTAAGGAGATTGCCGATGGTTGAAGATATAAAATTACCTTACGTTGATTTTTATTATAGCGATTTTTTAAACGGAACGGCACATTTCAGCCATCAACAAAAGGGAATTTATATAGATTTGTTTTGCCACGCCGGAACGCTAAACGGACGGGGATTACCCAATAATTTTGACCAATTGTGCCGAATTGCTAACTTATACGCTCCTGATCTTGAAAAAATGGAAGAATTAAAGCAAGATTTGACGTTTGTTTTAAACGATAAGTTTACTTTAAGGGACGACGGCAAATACCACCAAAACAGACAGTTTGTAGACCGGCTAGAAAAGGTACACAAAATTAAAGTTAAATCAGCAAATGGCAGTAAAGGAGGTCTAGCGAAAGCGAAGCTAAAGTCTAGCAAAGCATCTGACTCTGATTCTGAATCTCTATTTATTAATGATATATGGGAAAAGATTAAATACAAAAGGGGTAGTAGGGCTGAAGCTTATAAAAAATATATTATCCACGCTACCGATATTAAACCCGAAATAATTGTTGAAAAATATAATTTGTATTGTTCTCAACAAGAAGAAAAAAAATATATGGCGCATTTAAGCAAATGGTTAAAAGATTACCGTTGGGAAGAGGATCTTTCAACGGATAAAAAGGAAGAAATTATTAGTTATTCAGATAATGTCTATAAAACAAGATTACAAATGTTTAATGGGAAAATTACTAATTTTGTTAAGGTTTTTGCCAAGCAACACGAAGGAGATGTAAGGGAAGCTGTAAGAAAAGGAGATTTAACGAAAGAAAGAGCCGAAGAACTGGGTATAAAACTTTGAAAAAAAACAAAAAAAAGAACAAAAAGAATAAATTTTCAATAGATTTGGGTTCACAAGAGTTAATTAGGAACGAAGAAGATAATACTTTGGTTCGTAAAGTAGACGGAACTGCTTTTCGGTTAGCTTTTTACGGAAATGAACGTCATTTAGAAAAAACAATTAAATCTTTGCTAGAAAATTACTATTTGCGCAATTTATTATATCCGCAAGACAGGGATATTAATTCAAGAATGTTTTGGGCGGGTGAAAGATTTGAAAAATTAGCTCACCGTTCGGGAATGAATCAACGAATTACAACAAAGTTATCGGAAGTTGTTATTGGTTCAAATGACGACTTTTTAAGCGATACGTTAGACGCTAAAAGCGATTTACATCTTTGTTTGAAAGCTATGAAAAATTGTTGGACTATTGTCTGGAAAGTTATAATTGAAAATAAAGCTGCGGGTAAAGAAATTGATAAATTTAGAGAAGGATTAGATTATTTAGTAAAACATTTTGATATGTAATGTTCGCTAATTGTTCTACTTACTAGAAGTTAGCGAATAGTATAATTAATATACAATTACATAAATAAGGTAAGGACTGTCCCGTTTTTATACGGGATTTTTTATTTGCACGATGGAAGAAAAACTTTTTCGTGCTGTAATTATTCAAGGATTATTAGACGCTTTCAATAGATTTTTTTGGTATAGTAAAAGCAACAAAAGATATTGTCGAGAAGCTTTAAAATGGCTAAAAAGCAAGGATTTTATATATATTTGTGATTTGGCTAATTTAGATTCTTCTTATGTTTTAAACATTTACAACAAAATGAAAGAACATACTAATTATCTTTCAACTGAGGACATAAAGTATTTATTAAATGAAAAATTTGCTAAATTATGACGATTTAATGTGTACGCTATTTTACGTTGAAAATCCCGATACGTTACAGCCAGAGATTATTGTTAGATTTAGTAACTTTGTTGATAAAAGCGACGCGTTGAGCTTCGTCCAAACATTTAAGCAAAAGGAAGAGTTTTTTGATTTAAGTGAAAAATATACAATCCATTGATAAAGAACAACAACAAGAATTAGAAAAAATAGCGGAAGTATTAAGTGGAAAATTCACAATTGGTAAAGACAAAACAATCTGGTACGTCAAAAATAGGTCGTCCAACAAAATACAGCAAAACGATCGTAAGAAACATTCTAGAACTGTTAAGTAAAGGTGTTTCAATAAGATCCGCTCTAAAGCAAGAGGGAATTACTTGGCGAACGTGGAGGCTTTGGATGGATAAGTACGAATTAAGAAATGCATACGTTCAGGCAAAACAGGACGGAATAGATTATACAATTTCAGAAACAGAAGAAGTTGCTAGAAACACTATAGAAAAAGCAGCGAATAAAGAAATAGACCTTGCGACCGTAAAGAGTGTTGATATTTGGGTTAAGCATAAACAATGGGTCGCTTCCAAGTTAGCACCAAAGACATTCGGTACAGATAAACAACAAATTAGTTTGACCGGCAGTAACGGACAGAAATTAGAAATAGAGTGGCAGAAAGATTAACAGAAATATATAAGGTAAATTAAATGAAATATAATATTAAAGTAAACGTTAAAGGTATTGGGGATATGAACTTTACTAGAAACAGTAATTTAAGTGCTACAAAATTAAGAACTTTAACTAAAAAAATGTTTAAGGACGGTAAGATTAAATCTTTAAGTATAAAAAAGATAAAAAACTAACTAAATCTGTCTAAATACTATCCAAAACTATACTAAAAGACTACTAACTGTATTACAAAGTACTGTAACGGTATGTAACGGTTAGATCCATAAATCCTTATAGAACAACGTTTAATTGAAAGAGTTTTCCTTCAAAAAGACTTTTTAAGACGAAATTTCTATGAAAAAAAGAACAAATAGCGAACAAAAGTAAAAAAAGTAAAGAAATCTTGTTATTTTTTTGTCATTTAGATAAATATTGGCGGATTTACGTTGGTTTCTTACTACTAATAATAGTTTGATTGATATTTTTGTTGATTTTTCAAATATTTTTCTTTGAGATTGGCTTTTTTCCTAGCTTTTGTACCCCGAAGGGTTGGAAGTATTAGTCTTACTACCTATTCTAATTGAGGGGAATTTTTACTATGGCGATTAATCCAATGGCGAAGGATTTAAGGACTTCAAAATATAAAATGCGCGTAAAAAAAGATAAGAAGAAATATAATAGAAAACCGTTTAACGATCCGTTTAAGGAATTGGTTATCGCAATCAATAATAAAACAACTTATCCCGAAAGCGTGGGGAAATCCCAAGTTAAAGGAAAAGACGTAGCGGGTGTTCGCGATTATTTAGATGGGCAAAAAAATGACGTATGAAAATCGTAATCCCGTACAAACCGCGAAAATTACAAAAAGAAATCCATAATAAATTAAAACGATTTAACGTTTTAGTTTGCCATAGGCGATTTGGAAAAACGGTTCTTTGTATAAACGAACTTATAAAGAAGGCGTTACAAAACCAATTACCACGCCCTCGATATTATTATGTTTGCCCGACGTATGCAATGGCGAAAAAAAACGCTTGGGACTACGTCAAAGAATATACCGGTGTGTTACCGGATGTAAATTACCACGAAACAGAATTACGATGTGATTTACCCAACGGCGCAAGAATACAATTATTAGGATGCGAACGTCCCGATAGTTTGAGGGGATTATATATAGACGGTGTTGTACTAGACGAAGTAGCGCAAATGCCACCTAGACTTTGGACGGAAGTAATCCGCCCTGCCTTGTCAGACCGTAACGGGTTTATGATAGGAATAGGGACACCGCAAGGACATAACAGTTTTTTTGATTTATACGATTACGCGTTACATCAAGAAAGTTGGTACGCGGAAATGTTTCCCGCTTCTAAAACCGGCATTATATCGGATTTAGAATTGAACGAAGCAAAACATTTAATGCCCGAAGAAATATATGAAGCGGAATTTGAATGTTCGTTCGATAGCGCAGCTATCGGCTCTATATACGCTAAAGGTTTACAATTAGCGGAAGAAGAAAACCGTATAACCAAAGTGCCGTACGAAACCGGATTAAAAGTAAATACATTCTGGGATCTTGGGATGGCAGATAAGACGAGTATTTGGCTGGTGCAAACAAAAGGAAGCGCTTTTCATATAATAGATTATATTGAAGATAGCGGTGAATCTTTAGAATACTACGCGCAATTATTAGATCAAAAAAAATATATTTACGATACCCATTATTTACCTCACGACGCGAATGTGCGCGAAATAGGGACGGGGGTATCAAGATTAGAAACAGCGCAAAGTTTAGGATTGCGAACGTCAATCGTACCCAAACTATCTATTGAAGATGGAATAAACGCAGTACGTATGATTCTATCTCGTTGTTGGTGGGATTACGAAAATTGTAAGGACGGTTTAGACGCCTTACGGCAATATCGATGGTCTACAAACGATAAAGGGGAAATAAAAAACAAACCCGTTCACGATTGGACGTCCCACGCTTCTGATTCATTTCGATATTTCGCTGTAGGGAATCAACAAACAACACAATGGACAACCAAATTAGAATACAAGAATATAGGAATAGTTTAACGAATGGCAAAATTAACAAAAACGAAGCTACTATCTTTAGTATCGCAAGAAATTCAAAATAGTTTAGGGTTTTATGCGTCAGAATTATCTTCACAACGCCAAAACGCGCTTAAATATTATTTAGGAGAGCCGTTAGGTAACGAAGTCGAAGGTCGTTCAAGTGTTGTTAGCCAAGATTTACTAGAAGTTATTGAAGCAATCCTCCCGAGCTTAATGCGTATGTTCACGCAAGGTGACAAAATAGTAAATTTTGATCCGACGAACCCCGAAGATGTAGAATACGCTGCACAAGTTTCGGATTATTGTAATTACGTTTTCCAAAAAGATAATGAAGGATTTAAAATTCTTCATACAATGTTTAAAGACGCGTTATTGTCTAAAAACGGTTTTGTTAAAACGTATTATAAGAAATCAAAAGAACAAAAAAAGGAATACTATAAAAATTTAACCGAAGAAGAACTTCAAGCGTTAGAATTAGATAACGAAGTTGAAATTATTAAAGTTGAAGAAAGCGAATACGAAAACAATTCCGGCGGTGTCGATATTTCGTATGACGTAGACGTTAAAAGGGTTAAAGATATTGGACGCGTATGTATTGAAAACGTCGCTCCGGAAGAAATGCTTGTTAGCAAACGAGCGAAATCAATAGACGATTGTGATTTTATCGCGCAACGTGTTTTTAAAACCGTATCTGAATTAATAGATATGGGATATGATAAAAAATTGGTAGAAGAACTTCCTTCTTCGGAAGAAGCTATTTTCAATACCGAAGCTACGACTAGAAGAAGTTACGACGACGAAACTACGGAATTAGAAGCTAGTACAATAGATCCTTCGTTAAGGGTGGTTTCTATAACCGAAGTTTATATGAAATGTGATTACGATAACGACGGTATCGCGGAACTACGAAAAATTACAGTAGGCGGAAGTGGTTATAACAATTACGTTTTATTAGAAAACGAGGAAATACCTATTATACCTTTTGCGGTAGCGGTAGCAATACCAATGCCCCATAGATTTTTTGGTTTAAGCTTTTACGATTTAATCGCAGATTTACAATTAACAAAAACTGCAGTACTTCGTAACACGCTCGATAATATGTATTTTCTTAACAACGGACGTACGGTTGTTGTAGACGGACAAGCAAATCTTGATGACTTGCTCACAAGCAGAGCAGGTGGAATCGTTAGGGTTAAATCACCTAACGCCGTAACGCCTTTACAAACACCAAACTTTTTAGGCGACGGTTTAATGATGTTGCAAAAAATTGATGATTTGAAAGAGCAACGTAGCGGTGTCGGTAAACAATTAACGGGTATGAATCCCGATACGATTAATAAATCGCATACATCAGCGCAAAGCGTTAATCAAATGATGAACGCTAGTACACAACGAATTGAATTAATAGCGCGTAATTTTGCCGAAGGCGTTAAGGATATATTTAAAAATATTTTCAAATGTCTTTGTGAATACCAAGATAAAGAGCGTATCATTCGTTTACGAGGGGATTTTGTAAGTATGAATCCTCGCGAATGGGCAAATCGTTACGACGTTACTGTTCAAGTTGGTTTAGGAACGGGAAACCAAGACCAACGATTAGAAGTTTTACAACAAGTTTTAGGTGTTCAAGAAAAATTAATTGCACAAGGCGGACTAGGTTTAGTAACCCCTCAAAATGTTTACAATACGTTAGAAAAATATTTAGAGAACGCTGGATATAAAAACGCTACTGAGTTTTTTATGAATCCGGCAACTACTCCACCGCAACCGCCTAAACCTCCCGAAGTTGATCCTGCGGTTCAAGTCGCACAACAAGATATACAAATGAGAAACGCGAAGAACCAAGCGGATATACAACTTAAACAACAAAAACAACAACAGGATAATGTTATAAAAATGCAAAAACTAAATTTAGACGAACAGAAATTAGCTTCGCAAATTATCAAGGATCAAAAAGTAGATAGTTTGGAAAAAGAAAAATTAGCGTCTAAAATTATTGAACAAGGATTAAATTAATGAATCCTTTTTTGCAAAGCACAGGTGCACAAAACATTATTGATGCGTATATTAATGCCGGAGGATTTAATCAAACAATGGCAAACGACGATATACGAAATCCAATTTTTGATATTAGAACAGAACAAGAAAAAGCGGGCACGTTAAAATCAACTGATTTATACCCAAATCCGCAATTAGATTTTTCTGCCGAAGATGAAATTGTTGATCCTTGTCAAGAAGGTTATATGTTAGTTGATGGTATTTGTCAGCCAATAGAAACTTTTGGAAAATCTATGTATGATGAAAAACAAGACCGAGAAGATAGGGTAGAAGAAAGACCATATTATTCTTCTGAAGAAATGTCAGAAATGTCAGATTTTGATTTAATAAATTATTTAAAAGACGGCTGGATAAAAAATCATCCTTTAGGTTATTTACAAAGTAAAGGTGATGAATTTACAGTTGGCGGTACTATAATGCACCCTTTATTAAATTTAGCTTTTGGAAAATTAAATGAAACCAGAAGAAATTTTATTATAGACGAACTAACTAAAAGGGGTTTTTATTCCGGTAAAAATGAAGATGATAAATCTACTTTTAATATTAACCCGTTACTTTTCCAAGAAAACGTAGATGATGCTGTTAAAAACATTATTACAGTTCAAGATCAACCAACAACTATTACAGGTCAAGAAAAAGGACAAGGAACTAAACCTTCTGATGATAGTAGTTATTTATTAAAAACTAATAGAGAAGGTAAACGAGAAAGAGATGAAAAAGCGTATCAACAAGCTTTACAACAAAACATAATAAATACAGTTAAATCTCCAACAAGTAAATATAATAAAAAACTCGGTGGCTTTTATGGTGGAAGATAATGGATTTAGAAAAAGAAAAACAACGAGGATTACGAGCAAAACAAATATTAGAAGATGAAATATTTGTTGAAACTATAAATACAATAAAAACGAATTTATATCAGGAGTGGATAAACACACCGATACGAGATTCCGAAGGACGTGAAAAAATATTTTTGATGACAAGAATGTTTGATAGTCTTTTGGTGCAACTGAAGTCTGTTTTAGAGACTGGAAAATTGGCGACAAAACAGACAGATAAACAATAAGGAGTTATAATGGCAGAGCAATCTGAACAAGATTCTGCTGTTTCAAAACCAACCTACAAAACTGATGAAACAGCACAGGCTTTCGCGACGCTTTTAGAAAAAGAGACTGCGAGCAACGAAGAGCCAAAAACGGAATTATCAGATAAAGAGGAAAGCAATCTTCAAGAAGATCAAGCGGAACTCTCAGATGACGATATTACGGCAGACGACATAGTTGAAAACGAGGAAGCCCGATTAGAAAGTCAAGAGGAACTTTACGATGTTACTATTAACGGTAATAATCAAAAAGTTACCCTCGATGAACTTCTTAAAGGTTACTCCAGAGAATCAGACTATACCAAAAAAACTCAAGATTTAGGCAATCAACGTCGTGAATTAGATACACAACAAGAAAGTTTAAAAACTGAGCAAGATGCAGTCAAGCGAGCGCGAGACGATTACGCTGAAAAATTAAAAGTATTAAACGAAAGTTTAAACGCAGATCAAAATATAGATTGGGTTAAGTTAGCTCAAGATGATCCCCAAACCTATGCCGTTCAAAAAGCGGAATACGATAGGCAACAGGAATTAAAAACTTTAGCTCAACAAGAACAACAACGGATTCAACAAGAGCAACGCACGGAGCAAGAAAAAATATATAAAAATTATATTGCTAAAGAGCGTGAACTTTTGAAAGAGAAGTTGCCAATTTATAAAGACGAAGCTAAAGGAAAGCAATTTAATAACAATCTTGTTAATTTCGCTAAAGAAATTGGATATACCGATCAGGAAATATCTATGTTAGTCGACCATAGGTCAGTTATAATGTTAGCAGATGCTTATCGTTATAACCAACTAAAGAAAACTAAATTAGCAAACAAGAAAGTTAATAAAGCGCCGAAAGTAGTTAGTTCTAATGCGACGAACGTTCGGGAAGATTCTGATAATACAAAGCGTATGAAAGATAGCGTAAGCAAACTGAAAAAAACGGGGCATGTTCGGGACGCACAAAAGGTGCTGAAAGAAATGCTTTTTAACAAATAGGAGTTAAAAATGGGTGTACCTACAAATACTGTAGAAACATACGACCGTATTGGTATAAGAGAGGATCTTGCTGACGTGATATATAACATCGCACCAACTGAGACACCTTTCATTTCCAATGCAGCAACCGGTTCAGCTTCTCAAACACTTCACGAGTGGCAAACCGATGGACTAGCTGCTGTAGCTGCGAATGCACAAAAAGAGGGTGACGACCACGCTCTAGAAAGTCGCGCAGCAACAGTAAGATTAGGAAACTACACACAAATCTCAACTAAAGTTGTTGGGGTATCTGGCACAGACCAAACTGTAAAAAATGCAGGGCGCGGTGACGAACTGGCATATCAGTTAGCGAAAGCTGGAAAAGAAATAAAACGAGATATAGAGCACGCAAACATAGGAGTTGAAAATGCAAAAGCAGCCGGAGCTTCCGGTACTGCACGTGAATCAGCTTCAGTTGGCACGTGGTACGGAGGAAATATAGCTGGAACTTCAAGTGCAGCAGGAAACTTCGCTACTAACGGCTCTCCAAGTGCCAGCCCCGCAGGTACGGGAGCTACCGCTATTGCGGGTGGTACAAATCGTACATATACTGAAACTTTATTAAAAGCTGGTTTGAAAAAATGTTACGAATTGGGTGGAAATCCAGACGTAGTATTAATGACCGCTTCTCATAAGCAACTAGCAAGTGCTTTTAACGGTGTAGCAACGCTTTATAAAAACGTTGATGACAAAACTGTTATTGGTGCTGTTGATGTGTATGTATCAGATTTTGGCGAAGTAAATTTCGTTCCAGATAGATACCAACAAGCGAATAGAGTTGATATTTTAGAAATGGATAAATGGGAAGTTTCCTATTTAAGACCATTCCAAACTAAAGAATTAGCTTCTTCGGGTGATAATGACAAAAGATTACTTGTAACAGAGTGGACTTTAACTGCAAGATCGCCTAACGCTAACTACGGCATATTTAACTTAACTGCATAATTATTTGTAGTTTTAAGGATTAGGAGGGGAAAAAAATCCCCTCCTTTTTAATTTAATACGAGGACAAAATGACAGATAAACCATTCAAAGATAAGACTAAACCTTACAAAAGAAAAAAAACTGTTTCGCCAAAAGGAAGTGGCATTACAGAAAAAATGATAGCAAAAGCTACTAAATCTAAATAATGACAAAAAAATTATGGATTGACGACGCTAATAGTAAAAGCGTTGTTAAATCTAGAATGCATATTGATGAAAGCGAAAACAAATATCATTTTGAAGATGTACAAGACGTTAAATCAATATTAGAATTAAATAAAAAAGAAGCTAGTTTAGGAAACCAACAATTACGTTGGAAAGGTGAATTAGGAAAACACGCCGGAATGACTAAAGTTGCTTCTATTCCATTAATTGTTGTTCAACAACTTGCTAAGCAAGGAATTATGACAGTTGGTGGTGGAATAAAAGATAGAAAAAGATTTAAACAATGGTTAAACGATCCTGATAACAAGGCGTTTAAGGTTTATCAAGGAAATGTATAATGGCTTTAGACACTTACGCGAATTTAAAAACAGAAATAGGAAACTATCTAAACAGAACGGACTTAACGGAATATTTAGATACGTTTATTGATTTAGCTGAAAGCAGACACGCTCGAGATTTGCGCATAAGAGAAATGGAAGCGGTAGATACGTCTATTACAACTGTTTCGGGAACACAAGCTTACGATTTACCAACGGGATATTTAGAAACCCGTTTTGTAAATTATCAAAGCGATCCTTATACGTTTTTAAATTATATGGCTCCTGCCGATTTCTTTCGCGTTTATAACGCTGCAGAAGATTCGGGAACGCCAACGTATTATACAATAATTGGAAAAAAAATTTATTTAGGAGCAAAACCAGACGCTGCTCAAACTTTAGAAATAGGTTATTTTAAAAGATTAACCGGATTATCGGATTCAAACACAAGTAACGATATTTTAACGTATTTTCCCGATCTGTATTTATACGGAGCATTAGCGGAAAGTTCTCCATTCTTAATGCAAGATGAAAGACTTCCGGTATGGGCGGGATTATACAAAGAAGGAGTTAATACAGCTAACGAATCTGCGCAACGAGGAAGGCAATCTTCCGCGCCGTTGCAAATGTCAGCTTTAAGGGTAGTGTAAATGATTGAGTTTGGACAGCTTCAAGCCGATTTACCTACTTATCAAAATACCGGCGCTATTAAAGTAGATAACGTTATACCTTTAACAAAAGGGTATAAATCGTTTCCTTCTTTTGTAGCTTTAAGCGGTACGGGTCTGGGAACGACTCCGGTGGGGTTATTTACGTCATTTTCGGCGGGGGGAGTTACAAACTACGCTGGAGATACAACTAAACTATATCAAATGGATAGTTCACTTGTATTTCAAGATAAAAGTAAAGCCGGTAATTATAGTAATAGTACAACCGAAGGAAGCCGAGATTTCTGGGCGTTTACACAATTTGGTTCTAATATTATAGCAACTAACGGGGCTGATTATATACAAAAGTTTGAAGAAGGAGTTGATAGTCTTTTTTCAGATTTAGTTTCAGATGTTAAAGCAAAATATTTAGCTGTTATAAGAGATTTTGTTGTTGCAGGTTATACAACAGAATATGATACAGCAAAGACTTTTGATTCTAATACTATTTCAAGTAATCAAATAACGATTACAAGTCACGGGTGGGCGACTGGAGATACAGTTGTTTACGATAGAAATGGTAATACTGCTTTAACCAACTTAACTGATGGTAGCACTTATTATGTTATTTATGTTGCAGCTAATACTATTAAATTAGCGACGACTTCAGCTAATGCCACAGCAGGAACAGCAATTACTTTAACTGCTACTGGTGGAAGTCAAACACATAAATTACAAAAATATACTGTTAATAACCAACGCGTAAAATGGTCTGGATTAAACGATAGTTCTACGTGGACGCCAAGCCAAACGACACAAAGCGGTTATCAAGATATTGTAGGTACTCACGGCTCGGTTCAAGCAATTGTGGGTGGTGAAAGTTTTGGTATTATATTTTTAGAAAGAGCTATCTACCGAATGGATTATGTTGGAACACCACTAATCTTTCAATTTAATAAGATAGCCGATAATATAGGGGCGTTCGCGCCTAAATCGGTAGCTTCTTTTGGTAGCGATATATTCTTTCTAGCGCAAGACGGCTTTTACAAAATAGCCGGAGGACAACAGTTAATACCTATTGGAAAAGGTAGAGTGGACGAGTTTTTTTTAAACGACGTTACAAGTAATTTTGAAGGCATAACTTCAGCTATTGATCCAAATAACAGTTTAGTTGTTTGGAGTTATAGAGGAAGCGGTGCAACCGGCACAAGCACTATAAATAATAAATTACTTTGTTATAACTTTAACGTAGATAAATGGTCTACGGGTAGCGGACAAGATTTACAATTTATTAATTCCGCGTCGCAAGAAGCTTTTACAACTTTAGAAAGTTTAGACGTATTAGGAGATTTAGACGCTTTGCCGAAAAGTCTTGATAGTTTTTTCTACGACGAAGGTGTTGTAGGTTTAGCGGGATTTGATTCTAATAAGAAGTTCGGTAAGTTTTTAGGAGGTAGTTTATCTGCAACGGTAGACACAACCGAATTTGAAGGAGCTGAAAATTCAAGAAGTACGCTAATTGAAGCTAGACCAATTGTAGACGCTAACGGTGATACAACAACAATAACGGTAACGCCGATTACTCGTTCGTCCCAAGCAGACGCTGTAGCTACGGGATCTTCGGTAACGGCTTTATCGAATGGAGCTTGTCCTTTACGAAGTACAAGTAGATACCATAGATTACGCATAGGGGTAACGGGAAACTTTACAACTATGTCGGGCGTAGATATTGATTCAAGAAAAGAAGGTAAACGATAATGGCTAAAAGACAATCAACTTTAGATAAAATTAGAAAAAAAATGGATAAGCTATCCAAAATCCACGAAAAAGAAGAAGCAATCTTTGAAGAAATCAATGAGTTGCTTGAAGAAGAAGATGATGAATGGGATGATAAATTTGAAGGAACAGATTAATTATGGCTACTAACCAATTTTTAAACGTACCATTGTCAATGCCAGATACGGCACAACATATTCGTTTAATTTCTTCGGTAATTAATAATACCGTAGACGGAAAGTTAAACTCGACCGGAGATGTAACTTTAACAGCTTCGGCAACAACAACTACATTAACCGACGCTCGTATAGGCGCAAATAGTATAATATTATTTATGCCAACTACGGCTAACGGTAACTCTGCAAAAGCAAATTTATATGTTTCTGCAAGGGGAGATGGAACGGCAACACTAACACATTCAAGCGACTCTGCAACCGATCAGACTTTCGGTTACATAGTTATTGGATGATTTCAAGAGTACCACCGGAAGATTTATATATTGTTTGGGAAGATGTAGAAAAGTTAATTAAGAAAGCATTAGACGACTGCTATGAATCAAAAGATATTTATAACGGTTTAATGCAAGATAGATTTCAACTATTTATTAGTTGGGAAAAATTTAAAGTAGAAAGCGCGGTAATAACTGAAATAGCAGCTTATCCGCGAAAAAAGATTTGTCGTTATTTTTTAGCAGGGGGTAACAATTTAGATAATTGGTTAATTCCGATTCAAGAAACTATTGAACAATTTGCTAAAAAAAACGGATGTAAAGCAATAGAAGTAGCCGGACGTAAAGGATGGTTACGAAAATTAAAAGGTTATAAACAAAAAATATATTTAATGAGTAAAGAATTATGAGCAAAGGTAGCAACCCAAGTAACGTAACAACAACAACTGCGCAAGATCCAAGTGATTTTGTAAAACCGTATTTATCGGAAGCTTTTAATCAAGCGCAGAATTTATTTCAATCAAACGTTCCGAATTATTTTCCAAAACAAACGTATACAGATTTTGCTCCTGAAACTTCTACCGCTTTACAATTACAAAGCGCAAGAGCTTTAGCGGGGAATCCTCTTTTAGGATCAAGTCAAAGTGAAATAAATAAAATATTAAGCGGTAATTATTTATCGCCTACAACAAACCCTTATTCACAAGCTTTATATAATCAAATAGCTGGGGACGTGACTTCAGGTGTTCAATCGCAATTTTCAAAAGCAGGCAGACTTGGAAGCGCAGCAAATCAAAGCGTATTAGCGGAAGAATTAGGTAAAGTTGCTAGTCAAGTATACGGCGATCAATACAATCAAGAACGCGATAGAATGTTCCAAGCGACACAACTTGCCCCTCAATTAGCACAAGCTGATTACGACGATATAGCGCAATTAGGACAAGTAGGCGTAGCTAAAGAAGATATGGAAATGGCAAAAATACAAGATGCTATGGCTCGTTTTGATTTTGAACAAAATAAACCTTACTTTAAGCTTCGCGAATATTTAGCTTCCATTGGTTCTCCTTACGCACAAACAACTTCTCAAACACAACCAATATTTAGAAATACTGGCGCTGGATTGTTAGGAGGCGCTATGACTGGCGCTAAACTTGGAGGACTTGTACCTCAAATTGGTGCTGGTATGGGAGCGTTAGGCGGAGGAATTCTCGGAGGATTCTTTTAATGAACCAATACGATATTTATAGAAATATGGTTTTAGGTGGATTTAGAGATAAAGCTACAAGTAATCCTGGAAGTACGAACGCTATAACTACAAATCAAATGAATAGATATTCTGCTTTAGGTAATAAAAATAGATTTAGACAATTAATGACTAACCCTGCAGCTTACGGTAGTTTACCAACAGCTCCGGTTAATGTTCCACAATTTGTAGATAGACAAGCTTTATCTAGGAACGCTAATAAAACAATGCCAAAAGGTAATGTTAGCCAAGACGGAACTCCGCCAAACTTTAAAAATAATTTATTAGACTACGTTCTTTCCCCCGAAGGTCAAGGATTTGCGCAAGGTTTATTAGAAGCTTCCGGTTATTCAACTATGCCAACTTCAATGGGAACGGCGTTAGCTTTAGCGTCTAAACGTTCTGATGAAGCGGTAGATAGAGAAGCTAAAAAAGAACAACAAGAATTTCTTAATTTAATAAAAGAAAAGGAATTTGGATTAGCTGAAAGTAAGGACGAAAGAGAACAACAATTATTTGACCGTTCAATTTTAAGAGATGATAAATCTAAAGAAATTTTTGATAGTATTAACAAAGACGATTATGCAAACGATAGAGAATATTATTCTGCAGTTGCTAAAGAACTTTTAAAAGAAGGTTTTATTGCCGAAGGTACGAAATTAGCGGAACTTGGAAAACCGACTACTATTAAAGATTATACAAAAGAAATTATAGGAGCAAGTAAAGACGAACAAAAAACCTTTAATCTTGTAAAAAAAGGCGTTGATAATTTTAAACAAATATTAGATGCAGCTAATGTTCAAGATGGTGCAGCTTCTTATGCTCTAATGATTAAATTTATTAAACAACTTGACGATTCAGTTGTTAGAGAAGGCGAAGTTAGAACATTTGGTGCATTTCAAGGTTTGTTTACACAATTACAAATTGAATTGAAAAAATTTGAAGGAAAAGGTTTTCCTCCTTCTGTTAGAACAAGTATAGTAAATTTAGCCAACAAAACGGTTAATAGATTAGTCAATGATTATGAAGATTATTCTGCAGATAGAAAAGAAAATTTATACGAGCCGTTAGGTATTCCACCTTCTATGGTTTTTGCCGGTTTAAATCTAAATACCGACGGATTAGATTTAACTAAAGAATATGTGGAAGAAGATTTTGATGCATCTTCTTTAAAATTTAAAAAAGATTTACGGACTTTGAGTACAGTCGATTTAGCTAATATTGACACTTCTGGTTATAGCGAAACTCAAAAAGAATTTTACGAACAATTATTAGACGAAAGAATTAAAGACGCTGAAAGAACAAATAAATGAGCGAAATAGATAAAAGAATAGAAGAAAAACGCATAAGACTAACAAATTTATTTGGTAGCGAAAAAGCCGATAAATATATTAAACAAGATATTAAGCGTAAAGAAAACGAAGATTTATTTACTAAAGGTGTTAAAATTGGTTTTAAAGATAATATTTTAGGAATTGAACAACTTATACGTTCACTAGCACCTGGAGTAAGCGACCGCGAAAAAGAATTGCAAAATATAATTAACGAACGGGCTATTCAAAATAGAGATGTTTTAAATACGGGCTGGGGTACGGCTGGAAATATTGTAGGCACAGCTGCACCTGCCGTTGGAGCTGCTTTTATTCCAGGTGGGCAAACGTATACTGGTATGACTTTAGCCGGACTTGGTTTAGGGGCAATACAACCAACAACAACGGAAGATGAAGCTTTAGGAACGGAAGATCAGTCAAGACTTATTAATACCGCTATTGGCGGAGCAGCAGGTATTGTAGGTAAAGCAGGCGGGGATAAAATTTCTAAAATTCTTCAAAATAGAATAGCAAATCAACAAAGCAATTTAAACAAATTAAAAATAGCTAATCAAGTTCGAGATAATACTATTAAAGATGCTCAAGAATTAGGTTACGTTATACCTCCCGCGCAAGTAAACAAAGGTTCTACAACACAAAAAATATTAGAAAGCGCTGGTGGTAAAATACAAACTTCACAACAAGCGTCGTTAAAGAATCAAATTGTTACAAACAATGTAGTTAAAAAAGCTTTAAATATAGCGGACGATCAACCTTTAACAATAAAAGCTATTGATGATATTATTGAAGATGCTGCTAAAGTTTATAAAGAAATTGAAGGTTTAGGTACTTTTAAAATAGATTCAAAATTTACTAATAATGTAGCTAAATCTATTGACGATTATAAAAAAGTTATTGAACAACTTCCCGATAGAAAAATAGCTAAATTAGATAGTTTAATTAAAACGTTAGATAATATGGAAGAAATAGACGCTTCTAATATTATTGTTTTAGTTAAAGCGCTTCAAAAAGAAAACAAAGCTTTATGGAAAGCCGGAGATGATGCTGCAAAACAAATGCAGGCAAAAGTACAAAGTTCTTTAGCCGACGATTTACTAGATTTAGTTGGGCGTAATATGGATGATATTGAAGGTTTAGATAAAACTATAATTAACGAATTTAAAAAGAATAGGGTTATTATTGCAAAAGCAAACGCTGTTAAAAGCGCCTATGATAGTAGTACAGGTGATGTATCGGCAGGTTTATTAGCAAAAAATAAATACTTAACCGACGAATTAAAAACTATTGTTGATGCTTACAACTTATCTCCTAAATCTTTTCAAGTTTTAAAAGATAGTAAAGGCGTTAGTTTTGCTGATTTTGGTATTGGATTTGGAACTATGGCAATAACAGGAAACCCGTTAGGAATGGGAGTTACAGTAGCTAGACCAGTAATAAGAGGCGGATTGTTAAATAAATCATATCAAAAAGCAATTAGACCAAATTATAAAACAAGCAATATTTTAGATAAACTAGGATTAGGAATTAATAAAAGAGTAACAGCTCCAATAACAATAGGGGCTGGGGCAACACAACAAAATAGGGGACTATTAGAATAATGGCAGTTAAAAATTATAGCACAACCGCAGCGAACAATACTTCGATTAATTCAATCAGTATTGCTGAGGGAATGCCACCATCAAACGTTAATAATGCAATCAGAAATGAATTATCCGACTTACGTTCTTATTTAAACGATAAAGAATGGTTTATAGTTGGCGACCGAGATCAAGGGTGTACGTTTACTAGAGCGTCCGCAACTTCGGTAACGGTAGCTTCAACAAACGTTACTTCGGATTACCACGCAAATAGACGCGTAAAGGTAGTGGGTTCATCAACAGGTACGATATACGGTATAGTTGCTTCTTCTTCTTTTAGTACCAATACAACAATTAATTTTACTTTCGATTCAGGTTCTATAAGCGGATCAGATTCGACCGTTGATGTTTATGTCGGCGCTCCTTACACTAATCCATCAATACCAGTTATTCACGATACTTCTTTAGGAACAAGTCAAATTTTACCTCCTTCGCAAGGATCAGTAAAATCTTATGTAGATGCTCAAGTAACAGCACAGGATTTAGATTTTGAAGGCGATAGTGGATCATCTTCTGTTGATTTGGATTCACAATCTTTTGATATTGCAGGAGGAAGTGGAATTACAACAACAGCTTCAGGACAAACTTTAACTGTTGCAGGAGATGATGCCTCAACTTCAGCAAAAGGTGTCGCTTCATTCTCATCTGATAATTTTTCTGTATCATCTGGTGCAGTAACAATTAAAACCGGTGGAGTAGAAAACGCAGAACTTGCTAACTCATCAGTTAATTATGGTGGAGTAACTTTAGCTTTAGGTGCTTCAGACACAACTCCTGCTTTTAATTTATCAGATGCAACTTCATATCCTGCTTCTTCTTTAACAGGAACGATTGGCAATTCTCAAGTTGCAACTGGAATAGATGCTGCGAAGATTGCAGATGGAACCGTGTCAAATGAAGAATTCCAGTACATAAATTCATTAAGCTCAAATGCTCAAACACAAATTTCTGGAAAGCTAACTGCTTCAAATAATTTAAGTGATATTGGAACAGCCTCAACTGCAAGAACTAATCTCGGTCTTGGAACGATTGCAACCCAAGCAGCAAGTAATGTAGCAGTAACAGGTGGATCAATAACTGGAATAGGATCGCCTTCATCAAATTCTGATGTTGCCATAAAAAGCTACGTTGACGAGGCGGTGGCTGGACTGCGTACAAGAATTATTGCTGAATGTGCTTCAACAGCAAACGTCAATATTTCTAACGGATTAGAAGCAGGAGATTCAATAGATGGCGTTACGCTTGTGGCTGGAGATAGAGTTCTACTTAAAGATCAAAGCACGGCAACCGAAAACGGTTTATATTTAGCAGTATCAAGCGGTGCTGCTTCAAGAGATCCTGAACACGACACAATCGCTGAACTGTCGGGTGGTTTAATTGTTATAAATCAGGGGACAGCAAACGATAATAAAATCTTCTTATGTACTACCGATTCAACGGGTTCTATTGGTAGCACAAGCATAACATATACACAGGTGACACCATCAAACACAGGAACAGTCACTTCAATAGGATTAACTCAATCGGGATCAGAATTTACAATTTCAGGAACTCCGGTAACATCAAGTGGAAATATTACTATTGATGTCAATAGAATTTCTGCAACAAAAATTGGAAGTGGAACTACGGTGAATGATACTGAATACGGTTACTTGGCAAATGTGTCAAGCGACATACAAACTCAACTAGATGCCAAATCAGGAGCAGGTTTTGCTGTTGCTATGGCTATCGCTTTATAA